CACCATGCCGTGTGGTTCTAATAGCTGCCGCTGCTGATCCGATTTGATCAAAAAACGCCTTTTCGCCATTTACAGTTTCTGTATCCACAGTAGCGCGCAGAAGACTGCCCTGCTGCTGTGAAAGCATTGTCACATTTGCTGAAAACTGGTTCACAAATGCGGTTGTAATTTGAGTTGACATATCGTCACCCTCCACATTTTAGGTTGATATTAAGTGAATTTTCGTTCCAGTTATCCAGCAATGCCGGGCTGTAACTTAGTAGGCGTCAGGGGCTGTAAAGCTTATCCTGTTTCTCGCATATCAGGGGTTTCATATTCCCTGAGCTGCAATACATCAGCGACAGTTTGCTCATGGGCTGGGTGTGTCTTATCCCAGTATGGCGTTCCCGGCGCTGTTAGTTCTGCAATCTTTCGACTAGCTTCTTGTGGTGTCATCGCCATTTCTGATGTGGCACCTTCAAGCGTGTCTTCACCAAGCTGGTCAGCTAGATTTGCAAACAGCTTGATTATCATTGGGTGATCGCCTAGCGGCAGACCATTATCCAAAATTATGTTATCCCAAACCTCTGGAGCTATACCCATAGCCTTACCAGCCGCTGCTGCGCGCTGAAGCTTGTCTTCGTAGGCTCGTCCAAATTCTTGGTGCAATTCGTCTTCATATTGCTGCGATACTTGCTCTTGCTCAGCCGCAAACAGCCTCTCGCCTTCAGCAACATCTTGCTGAATCCAGTCAATCACATTTTGTGCATGACGCGGTATGATGCCCTTTTCAGCAGCCATGGCTTTGAAGCCTTGCATTGTGTCTGCATCAAGATCGCTGTTTGTGATCTCATACCCATCTGCATTGATTGGCGCGCCAAGCTTTTGAAAAATTGGCATCCAATCATCGTCATTTGATCCATGGCCGGGCAGAGCTATTTTGTCAGCCCCGATCATGCGTTGTGCGTGGACATGGCTTTTTGCTAGCTGTCCAACATCAGTAAAATTTTTCAGTGACGGCTCATGCCGTAATTCTTCCGGCAATGTATCTATAAAGCTTACCGGCGCTGCTTCTTGAGATCCGCTATCATCAACCGGGGTTGTCTCAACTTGGTCTTCCATTTTTTATTCCTCTTGTTGTGTGAGCTTCCTATCTGCAATCATTCGCATAATCGTCAACACAACTGAGCGTTGCCCCTCTAGGAACGCTGAAAAATGCGGATCACCGCGTTCAAAGGTTGTATTGTTGATGTTGAAACGCGCTTGCAAATCATCCAAAACTGCCGTGCCTTCTTCAGACAAAAAAACTTCGCGGTATTTGGTTTGCAACATTTCTAGATGGTTGTTCTCGCTCATATGTTAGGCACCTCGCCGGTTGCCTTAATGTATGGCGCAATCTGTCCAGCTTGCTCAGCATTAGCCGCTCGCTGCGCTGCTTCTGCTTGTGCCTCAGCCGCTTGCTGCTGCTGGCGGCGTACCATCATTACTTCTTCATCAGAGCGTATAACTCTCGCCGGTAGGCCAAGAACATCGACAAGATATTTAATCATCTTGTCGCTATCCAAATAATCCATGACCGGGGCCATTTCGCCAAACTGCGACAACACCTCAATGCCTCGCAAAGTCGATTGCAGCTCAGCCATCTTCTGCGACTTGGCTAGTGGGCTGACATATTCGATGTCGATGTCCAAGCCTTGCAGCTCTTCTGGCGGCTCTGGGAACGCACCCTGTCTTAATAGTATAGCAAAGGTTCGATCTATAAGAGGTTGTAATAATTCATTTTGCATCCTGCCCATGACCGGGCCAAGCAGTCTCATCTTCTCTTCATTGCGCTGCAACACCTCTGTCGCAGTCATGTTTTGACCTTGGCCCATCAGAAGCTGATCAACAAAGAATGCTTCGCGTATCGCTTGGCGGCGTTGCTCTTCCATGTTGAGGCCAAGCGCGTTGTTTGCGCCAACTTGCAGCGGCTCAAGCCTGTCTCTGGTGCCGGTACGGTAAAAGTTCAAGCTGCCCGGCGTTGTTCTGACCGGCAGTAGAAACCCATCATCAGGCACCATCAATGGTGGATCTAGCTGCTTTTGCGCTGATCTAATGGTGATCTCTGACATTTTGTTCAGCATCTTTGTATCGCTGAGGCATGTCATGCCGGGGCTGCGCCCATAAACTGATACGCTGTCTTTGTTGAAACGCGGTATCAGCATCGGCATTTCCTCAAAGCCGCCCTCGCCCAACACCATTTTTGTTTCGGCGCAGTAGTAGACTGAGCCGATAGCTTTATCTAATTTTGCGAACAGATCTGTCTTCATGCCTTCTTTCGGGAAGATTGCATGCACAACCGGGTGTTCTTTGAATGGATCTTCTTTGAGGCTTTTATCTATTTTTTGCGGCAGATTGTCTTCGCCAAACCGGCTGGCAATCGCTCTAGCTGTCAACTCAAACTTGCGATAAACAGTGTCCACCTTGCCCAGCGCGTTTTCTGAGATGTAAATCTCTGCGATATGTCGGCAGCTAAATCTAACGCCATCGCCGTCACCCTCGACAAACATAGCCGCCGTGCCAAACACAACAAGATCATAGTAAAGCTCATGAATCTCTTGCTGAAAGTTTGACCGATTAAACGCCATGTACATTTGATCGGTTGTAGCTTCTAGCCATTCGTTGGCTTCATCGCTTTCTTGTAAGATCGGATCTCTGTATCGCAGCGAAAACCATGGCGCTGATGCGCCGGTCAGCATGCCATGCAAGCTCGCTGACAGCAGCTCGACAGCGTGAATGGCTGTGCCGTCATAGATCAGCTCTGTGCGTTTATCGCCTTGTGCGCGTTTTTTTGTAATGTCAGCCCGGCGTGGCAGCATATAGTCTGCCAGCTCTTGCCAGTGGCTTTCCCAGTTAGCGCGCTGTGTCTCAAGCGTTTTTAGCCGCCGGTCAAGCGCAGCAACCTCTTTGCGGATCGGTTCTGCCATTAGTACATACCCCCGGCCATTTTCGATGGTTTGTCTCTTTTTACGCCAGCAATTGATCTGCCACGGCTTTTACCGGCAGACTTTTGCAGCAGCCGTTCTAGTGGGTTTACATTCATTGCACCGCTAAAATTCATTGGTTGTGGTGCAGACATGCCCATCCTACCGGCAAGGTTCTTTTTGCCGCGTAAATCCATCATGTTAGTAGACCTGACATCAGTGACCGCCGCCGGGTTCTAGCACCAGACAGCAAGCCTTGTGCGCTTGTGCCTATGGTAGATTCCTGACCTAAGCTGGATTTTTTCTTTGCTTCTTCGGTTTGATCGCCATCACCAACATCACCGGGTGTGTCTGGCGCATCAGGCAATTCAAGATTTACGCCGTCTTTTTGATCTTCTGATAGTTTGCCGCCGCCATAATCTTGGACGATCTTTGCTTGCACTTTGTCATCTTTATCAGACCCTGTCGGGTCTTGGGCCACAATGTTGGCATATTTGCCAGTGTACCCAGCTATTTGCTTGCCGGTGTAAACATTAGTGCCAAACAAGCCTTTCGTCACATTTCCTACATATTTACCTTGGTCATCAAAAATGACATCAACTAGATTCGGGTCATCAAGCTGTTTGCCCATATAGGTACGCATAGCTTTGTTGCCGAAATTTATTGCCATTCCCATAGGCGTGTAAGCCCCAACCCCTGTTATATTTTTGTTTTTGATCCTGTCTTGTAGTTGTTTTTTTGCTTTGGCAATGTTGTCGGCTTTTTCTTTGGCCTTGCTAGCTGCTAGATCAGCTTGCGCTTTCGCTAATGTTTGTCGATCTCTTCTTCTACCCGCATCTCTATCGCTTTCGTCTTTGCTCATTTGAGCCATGTCATCGCCAGTTTGATCGCCACCCGGCCCACTATAGTCATCGCCCTCATCATAGTATGTCGGAATGCCACTAGGGCCGGGCTTACCAGAGCCGCCCATGCGCCGTAACATCCGCGCTTCACTTTTATTGATGTAGGCTAGTGTGTGTTCTTGCCCAGCAACATTCACTTTCTTTGCCGGTGGCTTCATCATCTTAGAAGGCATGATATTCTCCTTAGTTTGCAGCCGCACTGGCGAATGGGTTGTAATCCATTACAGCGCGTTGCTGTGGTGGCCGGTGGCTCATACGGCTTTCTTGTATGCCTATTGCCATATAGCGAAAGCTGTCGGCTGCATGTGATGACCAATCGTGGACTGGCGTTAATCTAAATGTTCTGCTTTTTTCGTTGTATGCACGGTGGTACTGGCGCAGCGCCTCTAGCCCAGACTTGCATTTATCCCGGTCAAAATAGCACCGGGGGATCATCATTTGCGCCGCATGGATTCCATCTTCAAGCGGCAGCTTTGGTAGCACCCTAAAATTGAGCCCCAGATCCCATGCAATCTCTCTTCTACTTTTGCCCGAACCCAGCTCACGCACTTCAATATCGTGAGGCGCATA